GGCAAAGTCCGACTAGCTCATGCTAGTCAGACGGTCATAAGTCAACACAGGCTTATGACGGTGCGCGTCTTGCGACGAAGTGTGAAGTTGGGTTGGTATGATTTCGACATCGTACCTCTCAACAAACCGTACATCTGAGTGCTTGGTGATGCAACGTCCCGACGAGGGACGCCAACATCTATCACTCGATGGATTCTCCACCTTTGCTCATCTCGATGCCAGAGGGCGGACCAATGTGACATATACACGTCACTTGGAACACCAACAGCATCATCGGTTGACTCGGTGGAGTCTAATGGTTTATGGGGAGCGTAATGTATCTCACGATAGATTACTTCCTTAACGGGTTCAACAATAGCTGTGAAGCCTTTGTTGACACCGAGACCATTATATATCTTTATTAGATCCCTATCCGTTTCGGGCAGGAAATCCAATACATACGGTCGTACATTCACACCCAAGATGTAATCTGCACCGCAGCTTTCTCGAAAGTCGCCGAAAACGAACGTCTTGTCCGTATTCGCCGAGAACCCATAGAATTTCAGCAATTCTAGAAGGTACAAAGCTGCTGACTGGTGTACAATGATGTCATCGCCGAAAACAGAGAACTCATGTTCTCCGGTAACATCATTCGCAGCCACACATAGAGCACTAAATATTAGTGTCTCTAGCGGGAAACAGAAGCCGTTACCCATCGAGGTAAACTTCTCATACCGGCCATTCCCCCACTTACTTTGGTAATTGGGAGAACGAATACAGTTCAAGAAAGTGAACCACTCAGGCGGTAGCAAATCTCTTGCCGTTTCAATTGCAATTGAATCGCTAGCCGCGGAGAGGTCGATAGTAACGAAAGGATTAAACCCACCCAAAGACCCTTTTAGAGCCAAGCGCTGATTAAGCGTTTGATCCGAAAGGTCTAGACCATGTCTTAGAAGACGTTCTCTCATGTAGAGATCGACGCCCTTTTGTACATAACCATTCATGAGGGGCTCAATAGCGATTGTTCGATGAACTTTCGCAGTCTTGGGCACCATTGTTAATTTGTTATAGTCGACCTTTGCAAACTTCCCTCTGATGGCAGCACTTATGACGCTGTCATCATAGCAAAGCAGTCCACCCTGTGAAGGGCAGAAAGCTTCTTTAACATGATAATCATCTGTTAAAGCGGAAAATGCAAACGGAATGCATGTCGGTGTCACAGACCAGGTACTATTTTCTAACTTCGCAGCTAGAGTAGTATCTTCTCCATGAATACCAACAGAGGCACCGGGTCCGAAGCCGCACATCGATAGGATTCGTGAGTAATTCGGTTTATCACCTATTACCTTAAGAATCCAACGCCTGGCAACCTCCCTATCTTGGGAGTAACGCTCACGTCCAACGTTTCTCTCAGCGCGGATGCGTTGATTGATACGTTTACATGAGTGTTCAGCAGCAAGGAATTTCTTCCAAGCGCTTTGCTCAGGTTGTAAGTTAGGATCTTTGAACGGAACCTTTCTTACAAGTTGCGCGATCTGATTCCAAAAGAAGAATTCTTCTTTAGATCCATACTCAGTTGGGATCTTGGATTCAGTAATTGAAATAGCTTTCGAAAATTGGCCGGCCCGTAGGGCGCCGGAAATCTTCATAAGACTATCTCTATCTTCAGAGGACCGCTCGAAAGAGGCTATCAACAAGGCCAGAAGAGGCCCCGGGTTGTGTCGTCGAGTCTTTAAGGACTTTATCAACAAATGACGGTTCATTACGGACTTTCATTAAGCCAAAGCTGACACTGGTAACCGCAATCACTACGGCTACCAGCAAGATAAGAAGGCGATCACCCATTTTTAATAGGTGATATCATTCTTCTGAAACAGCGATGTCGTGCCAGACTCTTCAAGAGTCAAGGCATCCACCGCGTCAGCTACCAGGCTCGTGATATCCGTAGCCGTCATCCCTACCGGGAGACTTCCACCAATAGTCAAGATAGCATCTTTCTTCGATGCATCGTCGAGGGTCACAGTTCGCACCAGTTTGATCTGGGGTCGAGAAACTCCGCGGAAATCTTTCGTCGGCTTCGGAGCCACACGCTTCAGCTCTACACTATCCTTGATAGTGAAGGTCTGAGCAGGGCCCGAATAAACGATCGAGTCCGGAGAGATTCGGTCCTGATTATAGGACTTGGTGTTGAGAGTGAGAGACATGGTTATTTCCTTTTAAGGAGTTGTTGAGTCACAAGAGAAGCGGCCGCTATGACGGGAACACGTTTAAGATCTAATCTAAATGTGATACCCGAATAATCAGCCAAAGGGTTTAGACTTCGCGATTTTGTGACATAAATCGCTCGGTCTATGTCGGTGCAGTTCTTGACGGTCGACCAACCGTTCCCAGTAGACACATCACTTACAGTGCGTGTAATACTGAGAGAATGGTTGATCGTTAGCCATTGAGACTGGACACCAGAGGAAGCATCAACTGACAGGGACTGAATGAAATCCCCAATGTTGAAAGCCCAGTCCAATACGAAGCTCCAAGGGGTTAATTCCCACAGGGCAGCTGGTATATCGGCTAGGCGTACTCCGAAATTCCGAGATGAGGAAATACCTTCCGTAAGGCCCATAAGGCCGGCACGAACGGTATAGACCTCTTCGAGAATCTCCTGATAATGAGACATATCTAGGGAAGCACCGTCGTGCAGGACATAAGTATTTGTTACTTTGTTCTTAACTTCGGATTTTCCCCGTGCCGTCTCTCTATGAGAGTACTTTGCTTCGATCGCTTCTTTGATACCTTCGATATCGAACATCATACTACGGATTCCGTAGAACCATGTCAGATACTGGCCGGAGGCACCACGCAGTGCACCACTCAAAGAGTAACCTTTCTTCTTGCCAAAAGCCAATTCCTTGGCCAAAGCTTGAAGTGGGCTCTTAAGTGTGTTAACGGTTTTGTTAAGTTCCGCGAGGAACACAAAACCTTGCACTGACGCTTCTTTCCAGTTAGCCAACGCATCTGTTGATGCGAGGGTCACTGCACTGGATTTGGAAAACTCACTAATAAGGTATTTCGGCGCTAAGTAATCATAGGCCGTCGGACCCATCAAGTGAGGACCAAGTTTCCAATTGAGGAGTGAGTCGAAGTCATCGATGTAAACAGTCCCCACAGGGGTTCCCGCAGGCGTAGGAACGGACATTTTGTATCCGCTATACGCATGTGAGAACGTCTGGGATTGCTTAGACATCGGGGAGAAAATTAATTCTCCACGATTGCTTCGTCTCTTAAAGCCAGGCGTAACAACATCTTCCATCTTATTCCAAGTACCAACGAGAGCATTATTAGTGCTAACGGTTGTGGTACCACCCCCGAAGGCAGTATGCCTTCTAGAAAAGGGAACGTTTAAGACGAGATCAGTTGTGCGCGTACGCATTATTACTCCAGAAGTTGAAGATCCGCTTCACAGCGGTCGTTAACACGTTGCATGTCAACGCTAGGATGGTCCCACGCCGAGGCTAGGGACCCATTCATAATTTCGATCGCATTGCACGATCGAATAGAAACATCAGCCCACTCAACTTATCTGCGCCCCGCAGAGATCGTACGAATGAGCTCGCTAAAATCACGTTTCCAACCACGCAAAGTTTTCAAGTTTGCGTTGAGAATCGCCTCGTCGTTAAGCGCAGGTAGCTCGCTACCTAGCTCTTCGAGTCGGTTTTTCAAGATAGTAACTTCCTGTATAAGGATGGCACGATCAACGGAAATGTCGGTATCAGCAGTCATTGTAAACCTCTTTGGGACAAGTTAAG